CTTTGTATATTTCCATTTGCATTCTAAATAACTCATCTACCAATGGTTTAAACACTGGTATTTTATGCATGTCGGTTGTACTATGCCAACCATTCATGTTAGTTCGTTTAATTCCTTTGTCTTTATCAGCCCAAGCAAGAACTTCTCTTTCAAATAATCTATTATCTAGTTGAACATCTTTTGCGTAAATAATTGTTGGAAAGTATGCAGCCTTTATCATTTAAAAGGAGGTCCTCCAAACCACATAACTAAAGATTTTCTAACTCCTTTTGTAATTGGTGCAACTCTGTGTCTAACAAAAGACGCAAAGAAAGCAGCTTGACCTTGTTTTAATTTTACAGATTTACCTTCCTGTTGAAATTCTAATTCACCACCTTCAAACTCTGACTCGTGTGATAATAAACAAGTCATAGATATTTTTCTAACAGGTGGTTCATGTTCAAAATTAACATCATTATCTACATGCCAATCATATAATCCACCAGATGGATACTCTGTGTATTGTGCCATTTCATTTATTGTCATACCATCAAAACCAAAATGATTACCATTTGTCCTTTTCATAGTTTTTTCTATATCTTTATACATATCAATCATTTTTTTAAATGGTATCCAACTTATGTGAGATGTTCTAATATCAGTATTTATTTTTCCTTCTTTTTCTCCAGTCCCCGAACCTATCTTTGCATCTATTTTAGGTTCACTTCTTCCAGCTTGAATAATTTTATTACATTGTTCAGGAGTAAACAAAGGTCCGTTTGTTTGCACAATATAAGATTTCCAACGTGGTTCTGTTATCATGCTGCACCTCTATTTTTTACTGGATCAAATTCAACATCACAATTTGCAGCAAGTGTTCTTCTTGTTTCATTTGTTCCATTAAATGGATAAACACAATGTCTCATATCATATGGAAAAATATAAAAGTCTCTAAGATCCATTGGTGGTTGATAATCTATCTTTGCAAACTGACCATTAGAAGCTCCTAGTATTTGCAGTCTTCCGTTCTGTTGTATGTGTCCTGCTGAATATTCTCTACCATAAGTCGATGGTAATTTTAAAATCATTACAGAAGATAAACCAGTAAACAAAGTCCCTCTATGTATATGTGCAGGATTATACTCGTGTTGTTTCATTTCATTAACCCAAATAGAATTAAGATGTAAGTTGTAGTCTCTTATTTTATTAAATTTTAAATAATGTATGAACATTTCTATAAAATAATTTGTTACTATTGCCGGTAATTTATTATGGTTTTTCATCTTTGTTTGATCAGCACCATTATAAAATAAAGAATGTTCATCTTCTATCTTTCCAACTAATTGTCCATTAGCTTTATCTAATCTATTTTTATTTACCTCATAGATATGATTAATAGTTTTAAAAACATCAAGGGGTACTTGATATTTTAAAATAGATTGACCTAAGAATATAAAATCAAACTTTGGGCTTTTCATGTTGCGTGAGTCTTTCTGCTTCTTTATAACTACTTTCTAATTCACCAGTCTTTTTAATTCTTTGTAAAGATTGTAACTGACCCATAACATTAAATATTTCAGCTTCACTAGAATTTGAATTTAATATTTTTGCTTTCTCATGGTATTGTTTACCATAAGATTCTAATTGGTGTTGATTAACATCTTTGTCATTAAAAGATCCATCATTAAATTCTTTTTTTAATTTAGACCACATTTTAATTTCACGCATTCTATGTCTTGCAACTTTTTCCATAGATGCTTTACCAAATCTAGCTTCGTCTAAATCTATTTTATATTTTGTTGACTTATACTCATCTTCTTCTTTTTCTACCTTACCTTCTAACCATTTAATCTTTGCTTCATTTCTTCTATAGTCAAATGATAAAGCCATAAGATTATCTAAATAGCTAGATTGTTCTCTTACACATTGCCAATATTTTGAAGCTCGTGTTGGGTATCTATTATCTTGTAACACAGAAAACCTTGCTTCTGTTTCTGTTCGAAACATTTGTTTCTTAGTCCATGTATCACGAAGCTCGTCCACCATACCTTTAAATGATGACAAATCATCTTGTGATAATAAATTATTTAAATGAGGTTCTTCACCTTGTATAACTTCTTTAACGTCTTTTTTCATATCTTTATATCCTTCTGTTCTTTCTTATATACACAATATTAAAAATATATCAAGTATTAAGAAGCTGTAAATGTTACCGTACTTGTTACAGGATCAGTCCATTCCTCTACTGTTGTTAAAGCACCACCCGATGGTGGACTTCCACCAACTAAAAAACATGCTTCTGAAGTACCAAAAGATCCTCCAGCAGATCTAGCTGTACTAATATCAGTTTTTTCTGTCCAGCTAGTTCCGTCCCATTTCTCTACCACTACAGGATAATTAGGAGAAGTTTGTGCAGTGTAACCACTAAAACATAAAGATGCAGTCACTATACCTACTCCAGTTCCATTACCTCTTGCAAGGTTTAAATCATTAACCTCAGTCCAACTAGATCCGTTATAAGATTCAGTTAATGCTGATGCTGCAGGTGCTGGGGTATATCCACCAAATGCAAGTGCAGAAGTATTATCTGCTCCACTACCCATAAGTTGAATTCTATTAGTATTTGGCTCAGCAATTTCTGTCCAACTTGATCCATTAAATGATTCATTAGTTGACTCTCCAAAAACTAACATTACAGTTGTGCTTCCTCTAGAGGTAGCAAAATTAGTTTTTGCTGTGTTCATATCAGCAACTTCAGTCCAACTTGATCCATTCCATGTTTCGGTAATAGATACGTTTGTTGTGCTATATCCTCCAGCAGTTATTGCTGCTGTTGATGTTCCTGTACCACCAAAAGATCTTCTTCCAGTATTCAAATCATTAACTTCTGTCCAACTTGATCCACTCCAAGATTCTGTATTACCTACTTTTGATCCAGGTGCGGTTTGACCTCCCCACACTAAACCAGCCGACACTGTTCCAGAACCACCTACATAAAACCTAGCAGTATTTATAGCAGTGCCACTAGCCCAAGCTCCTGCAGGATTTTCTGTAAATCCTTTCATAACTTTAGTTGTAGAGTTATACCACATCTGTCCGTTAACTGGTGCAGGTGGATCTGTCGTTACTGTTTTAATGTGTGTTCCACGTATGTCTTTGTATGTTGTCATAATTAATCCGTACTTACTGTTTTAGTTGAATTACTTGTTGAACTCCATTCTTCTGTACTTGCAACTTGTGTTGTTGTGTAACCACCAGAAGCTAAAGCTGCTGTTGCATTTCCTGAACCTTGAAGAACACGCCTTCCTACGTTCATATCCGAAGTTTCTGCCCAACTTGTACCATTCCAATCTTCTGTATTTGTTTGTGTATTTCCTCCAGGTGTTATACCTGCAAAAGATAAAGCAGTAGTACTATCAGCTCCTGCCCCACCACTTTCTCGTTTTGCAAGATTTAAATCATTAACTTCTGTCCAAGATGAACCATTCCACGTTTCTGTAATAGCTGTAATACCTCCTGGTGCTTCTCCACCAAATGCTAATGCTGATGTAGTTGTTCCATTACTAGATAATTGATTTCTAGCAGAATTTAAATCAGCAATTTCAGTCCAACCACTTCCGTTCCATTGTTCAACCTTTGCTGTTTTAGGTGGTTCTCCACCTATTGCCAAAGCAGCTGTGCTTGTTCCTGCTGCTCCTAAATTTCTTATTGCAGTATTTAAATTAGCAGTTTCTGTCCATGCTGAACCATTCCATAATTCTGTTTCATTATGCACTCCTGGAGGACTATTACCACCAAAAGTTAAAGCAGCAGTTGAAGTTCCTGATCCTGCTAAACCATCTCTGGCAAGATTTAAATCTCCAACTTCAGTCCAACTAGAACCATTATAAATTTCTGCTAATGCTGACACTGAACCTGTACTTCCACCAGAAGCTATAGTTGCTGTTTGAATACCTGTTGCAGCTGCACCTGCTCTAGCAGTATTTAAATTTCCACTAGTAGACCATGCTCCAACAGCTCTAGTTGAATTCCATTCTTCTGTTATGTTTGTTTGTGCTGGAGGATTTTGTCCACCAAAAGCTAAAGCTGAAGTGCTATTTAAGCCTGCACTTCCTATAGCAGCTTGTAAAGTATTTAAATCACCAAGTTCAGTCCAGCTAGTTCCATTCCAAGATTCTGTTACTCCTAATCCAGTAGTGGCTTCCCCACCACCAAAAGCTAAAGCATCTGTACTACTATCTGCTGCACCTCCTAATGCGTATCTAGCTGTGTTTAAATCTGCAACTTCTGTCCATGCGCTACCATTCCAAGTTTCAGCATGATCCTCATACCCTGGATCAGCTCCTCCGAATCCAATTGCTGAAGTTATAGTTCCACCACCTGCAAATCTTTCTCTAGCATTATTTAGATCAGCAACTTCAGTCCAAGCACTACCATTCCATTGTTCTGCATTTGCTCTAGTAGGTGGACTTTCTCCACCAAAAGCTATAGCTGCTTCATTGTCGGCACCAGCTGAAGCGGCCATTCTTCTAGAAGTATTTAACTCAGCAACCTCAGTCCAATTTGATCCATTCCAACTTTCACAATTATCAACTACACCTGGATCTGTATCTCCTCCAGCGCTTATAACTGATGTGTAAGTTCCTGATCCTGTAATATATCTTCTAGCAGTATTTAAATCATTTACTTCAGTCCAACTCGACCCATTCCAAGATTCTGTAACAGCTGATTTTGGAGGAGTTTCTCCACCAAAAGCTAAAGCTGCTGTTGCAAGACCTGCACCGCCCAAATAATCTCTGGCAGTATTCATGCTATTAACAGTTCTCCAAGAACCTATTACATTTGATATTAGATATTTAGCGACATTGTCCGTTTCATTATACCATAGCTGTCCCTCTATCGGGTTATCAGGGTTAGTGGTATAGTCCCGAACTTTTAGTCCTCTTATTTCTTTATAAGTTGACATTTAAATTTTTACTCCTCCAATGTTACGTCAGCAGGTCTTGTGTTCATAGGGTCAGCTTTTTGTTCGTCAGTCTGAGCATCCCATGCAGCTTGTGCCGCTTGAACCTCTGCATCAACCAACGCTTGAGCTTCATCTTTTGTTTTGATGTCGCCCGCTACTTTGGCAATCCAAAGATTAGCATGTTTGTTGTATGCAGGAACTTGCCAAACATTAGCTGGATAGCCTTTAAACGTGATTCTCCAAGATTCATCGTGATCGATAAATCCTTTTCCCCAGTTTTCTGCTACGCAGTATTGATATGTTTTTGCCATAGTTTCCTCCTTAATCTGTTAATACCTTAATTGTATCTGAAGTGGAACTAAATTCTTCTGTTGCTGCAGTTACACTTGGAGTGCTTCCACCACATAAAATTGCATTTGCTATTGTTCCACATTGTGTGTTTGCAGCATCATCTCTAGCTGTGCTTACATCAGAAGTTTCCGTCCAACTAACTCCATCCCATTCTTCAGTGTTAGTAAGTCTACCAGTAGGATTAGCTCCAGCATATGTTAAAGCATCTGTTTGAGTTCCTGATCCACTCGCATCTTTTCTTGAAGTATTTAAATCATTAACTTCTGTCCAACTTGTTCCATTCCAACTTTCATTAAATGAAGTACCACTACTATAGTCTGGTGGTGGGGCTGGTCTAAATCCTGACCAAGCTAATCCTGCTGTTACAACACCTGCTCCACACATACTACTTCTACCTGTATTTAAATCATTTACTTCAGTCCATGCAGTGCCGTTCCAACTTTCTGTTTCTGTTAAAACTGATGATGGATTTGGATTACCTCCAAAAGCTAAAGCAGATTCGTTATCAGCACCAAAACCTGATAGACCTCTTCTAGAAGTATTCATATTAGCTAGTTCAGTCCAAGCTGATCCGTTCCAAGACTCTGTGCTTGTTACAGGGGAAGGACCATCATCACCACCAGAAAATAAAGCTGATGTGGTTGTTCCTGCACCAGCAGCCGTTGATCCTCTTGCTTCATTAACATCTGCAAGTTCTGTCCAAGTGCTACCATTGTAAGATTCATTATTAGTAACAAGTGCTGTTCCATTATACCCACTAACCATTAAACATGCTGTTTGTGATCCTGCACTCGTTCCTGCAGATCCGCTTCTAGCGGTATTTAAACTACCACCCGTAGACCATCCTCCAACAGCTCTAGTTGAATTCCATTCTTCCGTTAAAGTTGAAGCTCCTGGTAAGGCTCCACCAAAAGATATTGCAGCAGAAGTACTACCAGATCCCGTAATACCGAATCTTCCAGTATTCAAATCATTAACTTCTGTCCAACTTGTTCCGTTCCATTGTTCTACTAATGCAGAGGTTGGATCAGGAGATGTCTCTCCCCCTGAAGATAATGCAGAGGTACTTGTTTGACCAGCACCTGCCATATTATATTTAGCCGTATTCATGTTATTTACTTCTGTCCATGAAGATCCATTCCAAAGTTCTGTATCAGCAGTAAATGGAGTTGGGGGATCATTAAATCCAGCGTAAGCTACCATGGCTGATGTTGTTCCAGCTCCTCTTATATTTCTTCTTTTTTTATTTAAGTTAGCAACTTCTGTCCAAGCAGATCCGTTCCATGTTTCTGTATTTACAGACATATCAGCTGCTCCTCCACCAGCTACTATTCCAGCAGTTGAAGTTCCTGCACTTGCTGATCCATATCTTCCTTCGTTTAAATCTGCAACTTCTGTCCATGAAGATCCATTCCAAGATTCAGTATAAGCGGCTGGGTTAGTGTCATAACCACCCGCAGCTATTCCTGCAGTATTAACTCCAAAACCACTACTTCCATATCTTCCATTATTTAAATCGTTAACTTCCGTCCATGTTGATCCATTCCAATCTTCTGTGTTTGTAATTGGACCAGTGCTTCCAAAACATAAAGCCTCACTTGAACCTGTTCCTACGTTTCCTCCAGAAACATATCTCGCTGTATTTAAACTACCTGTTGAACGCCAAGATGATATTGTAGCAGGAAACAAATATTTATAATCTAAGTTTGTACTGTCAAACCAAACTTGTCCTTTTTCAGCTGTAGGAAGATTACCTGCATTATTTCGGACTGCCGTCCCAACAATATCTTTATAATTAGACATAATTAATTATTCTTCAGCAACCAACCTTGTGTTGAATCCGTGAAGACAAGTGTATTTGCTGCTCTTTCTGTTGAAATTGTTAAATCATCTGTTGATCCATGAATTTTTTCTGAACCATTTGCAGATACTGTAAATGTATTAGAATCAAAAGTACCGGCATAATCAATAAACGCAATTTCATCGCCTATTGTTCCTGCTGGTAAATTCATAGTGATAACACCACTTGTTGTGTTAACAAAATATCCTTCACCGCCTGCTGCTGTGAATGTAGAAGTTTTTACTGCTTGCCAAGAAGTTCCTGCAGCTGCAAAAGATAATTGACCAACTCCAGTTGTACCTGAACCAGTTATTGAAGCTACTTTTAAAAATGTTCCTGCAGTTACGTTTCCAGTAGGAAATTTTAATGTGTAGCTCTGCGATGAGCTATGTGCGGGTGACTGTAGTTTAATTCCATGCGAATTCGACTCACAATTAAGAACAAGAGTACCTGGGTTTGTATTACCACCAACAACAACTTCACCAGTACCGTTAGGTGTTGCTGTAATTGCTCCATTAGCACCATCAGTAATTGTAATTGTACCTGAGTTTGTACCGCCATTTGTATCTAAAGTTAAATCATATGCACCACTTGAAGTAAGAGTTGCTGTTGCAGCGCCTGTTCCAATTTTAGTTTCACCAGTTCCTTTTGGAACAATAGCTACATCTATATTAGAATCGTCTCCAGTTGCTGATAATTGTGGAGCATTACCAGTTGCAGCATTTGTAATATCAAATTGGTTTACTGCAGATGATGTTGTTTGAAATATTATTTGTTGGTTTCCGTTTTCATCGTTAATTCCATGTGCATCATCAAAAGCTATATTGAAACTGTTAGTATCTAAATCGCCACCTAATTGTGGTGTAGTATCATCAACCAAATCACTAGCTAAAGATATTGTATCAATAGCTGGATTTGTTCCATCATCTGCTTTTGCATAAGCAATTACAGTTTTACCATTTGCAACTGTAGCAGAAGTTCCTGTACCAGTTACATATTTAAATACAACGTTTTGAGATCCTGATGTTGCATTTTTTAAAAAATAAAAGTTTTGTACGTCTAAAGGTATTGTAACATTTCTTGATGCTGTAAGAGATCCTGTAAATTCTATAATTCTATGTGAAAGAGTTGCACCAGTTGATCCATCTGAAACAGATAATGTAGTATCTCCTGAATCAGAGACAGCTTGAGTGGTATAACCACCAGATATTTGTTCAATAATTTCTAAATTTGTATTAGTCTTCGTACCCCAAGTACCAGCGTTTTCACCGGTTGCTTGTTTTTCTATACCCAAAGGGGTGTATGTTGATGCCATAAAAAATTCTCCTACGCTGCTACATCAGTATAACTTGTATTTGATCCACTTGCAACATTCGAATATGAAGAATTCGAACCCGTTGAGATATTACTATATGACGTATTTGAACCAGTGTCAACATCACCATAAGCAAATATGTCAACAGCTCCAACACTTAATGTTGCTTCGAAACTAGTTAATCCTACTGTAATATCTGTTAATGAAATACTACCAACACTAAACGTAGCTGATACTCCTGTTAATCCTAGACCCTCTTCAATAGTTAAAGAACCTACACTAGGTGTCATTGTTTGAGCAGTAGGTTGAATTAATGCTCCACCTAATCCTATAATAGAACCTAAACTAGAAGTAAGAGATAAACCAGAAAGCTGAACTACATCATTTGGTATAACTACAGTTCCAAGACTAGCGTTAAATGATATTCCAGTCAGTTGTGCTTCTTGCGAAGAAATACCTTGAGCAGTTCCTTGTGTTGAGGTTATAGATAAACCAGAAAGCTGTGCTACAGTATTTGGTATTGTAACTGTTCCTTGACTTAAAGTTATGTCTTGACCAGTCAATCCAATAGTCATGTCATTGACTGTTACAGATCCAACTGCTGATGTTGTTGATACACCAGTCAATCCTACTTGCATATCAACCACGGACACTGAACCAATAGAAGACGTGATAGATAATGTATCGTCTATAATAACAGGAACAAATGCTTCACCTTGCGATGTAGTTATTTCAAAACTTGTAGGTGTAATTATTTGATCTGGAACATCTACTGAACCAACATTAGAAGTTATTGATAAACCAGTTGGAAAAATTGTTACGTCTTTTAATTCGCCCCATTCACCATCATTCCAAGCTTGTGCACCCCAACCTGTTTTTAAAGTTGTGGCTTCGTTCCAATTAGCCTGTCCCCAGGTTAACCGGCCCCATCCTGAAGTCGTCGACATGGTCGAGCTCCTATGCTAGTCTGATGATTGCTGCTGTAGCGTCGTTTGTAGGAAATTCTATTTTAAAAGTTCCATTACTTGCTGTTTTATCTCCACCGAATGCTATTGCACAAACAGCATCGGTAGTAGAAGAGCCACCATTCGTTGTTGTGTTATAAATTAGTGCAGCGTTTGCAGTAAAAGAAGCTGATGAATAAGTTACGTCAGAAAAATCTGTAAATGCAGTTGTGCTAGTTAATCCAACTCCAGTGTTAGTTAAAGTTGCTCCACCTGCAGTATATGCAGTTCCAGATGTATTTGTAATTTCTTCTGATGTTGAATAGTCTGTTGTAGAAGCACCTAAAGTTGCTGAACTATCAAATAGTGCAAGTTTAAAAGTGTGACCGCCAGATGATTCAAAACTGTGTTTGCCTTGTAAAAGTTCTTGTTTAAAACTCGAACATATTGCGCTTGTATTTGCCATATTTTATCTCCTATTATGGAGAAGGAGATTCAATTCTTACTCTGATTGTTCCGTCAGTGTAATCGTCTCGTCTTCTTCTTCCAGTTTGTTCTAATGCAAACTTCTGTGCTTCTTGTTTATATTTATTTTCATATAAAGTCAACATGTCTATCGGGCCTTTTAAATATCCATATGCTTCTGATAAACAACAATATAAAAGCCCATTTGAAAAATTCATACTAATATAATTAGTGCCACTACCTTCTAAAAGATCAGGCATTTTATTAAAATGTACTCTAAATCTATAAGTAGTATTAGGAACTGGCGCAAAAGCTATACGTCCTGATGTTGTATCAGATTCTCCTGTACCTCCTCCAAACATAGCATAATATTTAGGTTGACCTTGTGCTGCTGATGTTCCTGTTACATCCTGGTACTCCTGTAAAAAAGTATAATCTTTTTTTTCTAACCATCTATTAGCTCCTGTAGTTTCAGATCCGGCTGTATCATAAACTTGTATACCTCTAACAAATAATGCACCTGCTGGAGCATTGATTGATTCTTGCCCAGCAACTAAATTACCTAGTTGTTGTTTTCTATCCGCATCAATAGGTACATCTCTAAATATTCTATATTGTGCATTTAAAATAATATTTTCTAAAACAGCATCTGTTAACACATTAGAATCTGTTTCAGTATAACTTCTAATTTGTGTTTTTAATCCTGATGCACTTAATCCAGCCATTATTTAACTCCTACTATTTCTAAACATCTTGGACAACTTTTTCTAAATCTTAAATGACCAGAACAATGTAAAGTGCTCTCTTCTTTATGCACAGGAATTTCTGGTTCTGGTGTGTGTAAATACAATTCTTCATGTGGATCTATGTCTTCTGGACATGCACATTGTTTAATACCTAATAATTTACAAATAAAATTTTTAATTTTTTTAATCATGCCGTTATTGTTACTGGACCCGCAGATACAGATCCACCTCCTCCTGATTCACTTATACTAGATGTTGTGCTTGTTGCAAAGGTATAATTATCACTATCTATTTTAGTAATTAGATACCCTGCAGCTAGATTTATTGTTGCTGCAGCAACTCCTCCAACAACATTTGCATCCCTAAAAGTAACTCTATCATTAGTTGATCTTCCATGATCAGGTTCTTTAACAGAAATTGTTGTTGAACCATTTGTTGTTGTAAATGGATTCAATGGTAACATTTTAGGAACAGTAGGTTCTGTTCTACCAGGTCTAACATGTCTTAATGATATTGCATCACCATTCATTGGCTTTGGCTCTAATTGTGGTTGCTTTGGTTCAAATTCTGAAACATGTACAAAAGCACCATTCCATTCTCTAACCATTTCTTTGTATGGAAACTCCATACCAGATCTATCTGATATTGCTTTTGAATATTTACCTGTTGCATACTTTGCCATTATGTTCCTGGGTAATAAGCTTTTGGTGTAATATATGTACTAGAAGCTGAGCCATCTTCTGCTAATGCTCTAGCTAGTTCATCTTCATAAGTTAATTTCATAGCTTGCATTAATTGTGGTTGATATTTCATAGACAAATAATATGCTAATCCTGAAATCATACAAGGCACAAACCTAAAAGGTACATCTGTTGCATTTGTATAATCACCAGCATCTTGAATTCTTTTAATATAAAAAATATGCATATCTTTAGATGCATTAGAAGAATCAGGTGTTGGATAAACACTAACGCTAACATGATCTATAAATCTTTGAACCCAATATTGATTAGGCGTTCCTTTTGAAAGTTTATTTGCAAATCCTGCGTAAGTTGATCTATCAACTTTTGTCATTGGACTATCTGATTGTGTAGTTTGAGTTCTATTAGATCTTAATTGTGCTTCAAGTACATCAGACATACCATAAACGTCTGCAGGAGAAGTTGTAGTAGCACTAGTACCATCACCAGTTGATCTGAAAAATTTATATTCTGCTTGCCCTTCAATAAGATCAATATTTGTTGACCCTATCTCCCAGTAATGAATACCTCTATTACCCCATTCTTGAAATAAAATATTAAGAGATCTTCTAGCAGATTTTAATTGATAGCCAGCAACATTTTGTAATCCAATACGTTCAAAAGACTCTTCAACTATTTCATCAATAGCAAAAGTTTTATCGAACGTTTCTGTTCCCGAAGTGGTATTAGCCATTTAAACTCCTACGATTCGTAAACTTTAATCCACTCACAAACAATTGTACCTGTATCTCCTGCGGCGCAAGCTGGTAA